CCTAGATGAGCCAGGTCCCCTCAGGACTCCTGACCAATTGTTATCCCAGCACAGGGTTGACATTAACCTGTGTTTATAGGATAGGGCCGCCAATAGCGTAGGTGACAGGGCGAAATTGTCTTAGTCAACGCTAACCATGAGGAAAGTTAAGGCGGAACAAACTTCACGCGCTTATCAACATAAGTCTGCATGAATTTGCTCCTTGCCCTCACTTTCCGTGAAGAAGTAATAGGATGAGGAGTATGGAAGGTCTCTGAGGGGAGCTCCATCAAACTTCTTAATGACGACGTATCACGAACATACGTATCGTCAAAATACTTCCAAGAGGAAGGAACGTTATCACCAAAGAAATCAGGTATGGGTTGAAGAACATCACAATTGTCAAAGTAATTTTCATACATGATTTGTGTCTCTTGACTGACTCCATAAAGTTCGAACATGAGAACCCGTGATCCGGGTCCCACTTCTTTATAAAGTTCAGGGCGCTTTTCCTTATAGAACGCAGGATTTCCTGCATCAATTGCTTGACGCAGTTGTTCTATCTTATATGAGTCATAATTGGGGAAAGCCTTTCTTACATCAATGGAGCGAGTCACTCTGAGCAAATAATTAGCCATCGAAGATATAATAGGGCACCCCTGGTACTGGTAACCATATGACCAGGCTTTGGCGCGAAGAAGAGCAAGGTGAGTAGTGTCCTTGGAGTCAACATACTTGTATGGCAACCAACCAACCCCCGCAAGAACGTAACGAGGGTCAGTAAGAACCGCCATGTCAGTTGGATCAAAAACTTGGCCACAAAAGGATGTTGTGCGCAATTCCTTATGGACCTCAAGCTTAACATCAAACCCCAAACTCTGATAGAACTCAGGAGTGGGTGCCACCTTTTCCCAAGCCGCTATATTATCATCGCCTTCCACAGAGAATTCAGTCTGCTGTTTAGTCTTATGGGCAAAGAACTCATGGATCAGAACATTGGTCAATCCATTAAACAGAGATGTTGTCAACTCTCCTGAAAGACGAGAAGCGTCCTGCATTATGATAGTGAAGAACTTATTCTTCAATTTGATGGCTTCGCCACCTGTCCACGCCGTGAACTCTTCAAAGTACTTTTCACCTTCTGGTAACACAGATGTCATGTACTTTAGGAATTCGAATTCGATGGCGTCTTTAATTTCGCTTGAGAAAGAACATTCAAACGAAGTAAAGTCAGAACAGGTCAAAATGGGATTGGCAAATTTGGCGAATTTTTGCTTGAGGTATTCAGGCCGATTTGCTACAGGAATCTTCTTGATAAACCAAGGCAAGTTGTAAGCTTGCTCTTCTATCTTGGCAATAACAGGTCCAAAATAGAGCTTGGCAATATCAGAAGGAGCATTAATCAGCCTAGAGTGGGCAAATTTGACGTATGTTTCGTCCTTACAGAAAACTCCAAATTCATAATCTTTCGGGGACATTTGCCCCATGGCATTAGTCCAATCATTCCACATTTGCTTTTTCTTTTTGTCAGAATAAGGCCTATTCTGCAAATAGTTCCAAGTATCAATATCAGTGTCTGGAGCAAGAGGAGTGAAGTGTTTGCGAAAGAAAGAACCTGAAAATTCTCTGAATTCTTGAAATATAACTGGGTCAGGACGCTGAAGTTTTGTGGCTACCCTAGATCGGGCACCGGTGAGTAAAGATAAAGGATCCCTTGGATCTGGCTGCATGAGCGAGATTCCGGATAGGTGAGCGCCAGAAGAAAAGCTAACAGGGCGACGAACTGCAGGATCAAGCAGTTGTATCTTTGAAAATTTAGCTTCCTTTTGTTCCCCGATGTTCTTGAGGGGAACCTCACCTACCCGATACGGGTACTTTACCCTGAGTTGTCGACCGGTGCCCTGAACAGAAAACCCGGTTTCATTGGTATTCTGTTGTGAAGGCGCACCGCAGCGACACTCGCGAGTAAGATAGCTCCATGATCAGCACCATCAACATGCCTGGAGTTGATATGTGACGCAGATTGGACATTCCGTTCTATCCTAGAAAAGGCTTCCTTTGGATTAACGCACACAGAAGGTGGAATAGTCCGAGGACTGAGAGCCTCATTGTAGGCAGCGACTTCAACGGGCACAACCGCTGACTGCCTTTTGACAACAAGGCCGCGCGCCTTCGGAGCACGCGCAAGCCGAGCATGAGCCTCAATCGGCCCATGCTCTCTTCTCAGTTCCTGATAATATTGTTCCTGGGTGACTAGGACCTCACTCACTAGCTCGACACCCTGAACCTTACCCTGGAACAAAGGGTCTGCGTTTCGATACTGAGCTGGACGCAGATCTCCAGCAGCCGGAACATGAGCAATAACTTCCCTATCGACCGGATCATGGGAAATTTTGACTGCATCCACAGGTTTATCGGCAGAGTGCCACCACCGTGAAATAACACCCTTGACAGCATTGACGGATTTCACATGAATACCTGGTCCAAGATAACCCATCGTGGCACGGTCAATAGTGTCACGAACGATGGTCGTGGGGACCGAAGTGACGGCATTTATGGCACGGTTTGTATTTTTGTGAGCCAGCCTTATAAGACCAAATGGAGTAAAATTGTCGCGCACTTCGTTGACCTGTGCAGCGACAGCAGTTGTAATGTTCTCGGCATTTTGAACCACCCATCGCGGGTTAAGGATGCTAGGCAGCTCTCCTTGAGGTTCTTTGATGTCATTAAAAAGGTGGGCGACCTTATCAACCTCATCCTTCGCAAGAGGAGCGCCAGCGACGTTGGTGAACGCCGCTAGCTTACTCTTCCTGCTGAAATGAGTTCGGCCGCAATCAGAATAAAAGGTGGGATTGTTATAAGTGTAATAAATACAGACTTCCTTAGGAAAATTAGGAGGAAGAGCACCGTCCTTTCGAGGGACGTGACTCCATTGATATCCTGACATGAGTGGTGGATTATCACTCTCTTTACAACGCCAAACATGAGGAGAAGTGTTGAACCTGAAGCCCCTTATGTATTCAACATCCTTGACCCGCTTGAGCATCACTGACCAGCAGCTGTGCTCAAGTGATCTCCAAATAGCCGTGTTGGCCGGAATAGTAGATCTGCTATCCAACCATGAACGGCGTTTGAGACCAAATCTTGTGGTCATTGGAATGACGGTTTCGGGTCTGGCCCAAACGTCGGGACGCTTAGGCGCATGAGGGACCCAAAAAGAGAAATTCGACTCATTGACTGTAACTTTACGAAAATGGGGCATGAATATAACAGAAACCGTGTCTCCCACAGCGACAGGCTCCATACCAGCTGGAACCGAAAGAACGCGATGGAGAAAACCCTGATTTTCTTTGTAGATGTAATTGACGCGAAATCCCGCTAAGAAATGAGCGGCCTTATATGGGATTTGATCAGGTAGTCTCACAATGCCTCTGAACAAGACATCGTAAGGTGTTGCCTTGGGGTCACTCCTGAACTTCGCCAACTCCACCTTATTAATTAACCAGTCTCTGACACCGGGACTGGGCTCGTCTTTAATGTGAATTGCAACGTCACATAGGTCCAAGCTGACCTTATCAGAGTCAACATGCACTCTGAAACCTGATTCGGCAGGAACCGCGAGCACAGGAGAAGGAGATCTTGACTCCTCCTCCTCATCTGATTCGTCAACCTCTTGATCAGGATCAAACCTAATCTCATTGTTGCCGAGTGATCTCAGATAACGATCCCCTTCTTTAGCTCTCTCTCTCCATAATTGCTCAAGGTGAGCGGCACGCTTCCCCTTCTTTTGCGACTTCTGGGGATAACGTGACGTGTTACCATGAATCGAATGCATCTCTCCGTTTATATCGCGTGACTCCAACCACTCTTCGTTTTCGACATTTTCAACAATGGTAGGCAAAGGTTCCGAAAAATAACGCCAACGGTCGGCGAATCGGAAAATTTCCTCCTGATTGCGAGTGCGAAGAATGAGAAGAAGTTGCAATAGGATATGCTCCGCGGTGTTGCTGTGATGATTAGCCGGCAACTCGCAGATCACGGAGTAATGAATTTGCATTGACTCTAGAGGAAAGGGAGGTTCATGGACGACATTGATAGCGTCATCGCCATGGAAGAAACGGATTGCAATTGGATAGCCCGTTAAATTTAAAAGGAAATGAAAAGTAATAAGTTCAGGGAAACCTTGGGAATACAGGTTGAGATAAAGTTCCTCGACGGCGTCAAACATACACGCTTCCGAGACATTACCCCCGTAGACTCCAAAACTCAACCCGGGAGCGTGCAAAATGCGCGTCCGGGGGAGTATTTTAATTTCTCTGACTTCCGCCAAAGTATGGTAATAAAAATCGCGTTGAGGAGGATGAACCTCCTCATAGTCAAACAGTTCCAATTCGCTTTGTGTAAAATCCATAGTTAATATTGTTGTGTCTGTTTCGTGTGTTATTTAAATGCCATAGATACACCCGCTGTTCTGGCAGGACACCGGGGAAGGACGGAAGGAGGCTTGCAAGGCCCCAGGTGCTATTGTTTTTGTTTTTTCGTTTTGTATTGTTTTTGGTTTTTAATATTTTTTAAATGTTTTT